AAAGAAGTCCATCGCAGCCAAGTATTTGTTTACCAATTTGTTTATGATTGGTACATACTGCTTAATGATTTTCGACTTAATCCCGCCATCTTTAAGCAACTGCGCGACAATATCGTAGTTTTGTGTTTGTTCAGATACTTCTTTTCTCTTTTCGTTAAATGCTTGCAATGCATTGAGTAATGTTTTGCTTTGCGCCTTGAACTCATCGCTCATGGCTGGTTTGTTTTCTATCTCGGTAATTTCATCCTCAAGTTTCTTAACATACTTTCTAACCTGCATACGAGAAGTATTAATGCGGACAAGATCTTGTTCAAGAGACTTGAGTTGTTTTTGAGTGGCTTTAATGTTATTGATTCGTTGTAGAACGGCATCACTCTCTTCCTTTAGTTTTGTTAGACCTTCGGTTAGTTCTGTGATTTTACTATTACAAGTGTGTACTTTTTCGTCTTTGTTATTGATTGCCTGATCGCAGGTTGGACAAGTCGAATTTACAGAATAGAACTCGATGTCTTTCTCGAGTTTCTGAATATTCCCTTCGATCTTGGCTTCAAGGTTGTTTAGTTTTTGGAACTTCTTTGTATTTGTTTCTTCGTCTGCTGTTTCGTTTACTAGGTTATCAATTTCCACTTCTTTTGTTGTTGCATCGTTTTCAAGTTGCGAGAGTGATGCCTTATTCTCTACAACTTCTTGTTTCTTTGCGTCTACTAGTTCTTTGGTATTCTTCTTGAGTTCGTCTAGATGTTTCTTGTGTAATTCGATTTTATCTTTGGTGTTATCAATTTGAATTTTTAATTGTGCTGCTTCGTCTTTCAGCCCATGCAGTTTATTCTTTACAATCACATTCATTGAAGAAAAGATCTGAATATCGAGGAGATCTTCAATGACAGTTCTACGGTCCGCCGCCGACAACTGCATGAATGGAGTGAAGTTTGTTGATCCCAGAATAACAATCTGTGTGAATGACTTATAGTTCATCTTGAGAATAACTTTCTCAAGATAGTCTTGATAGTCTTTGGCTTTGGCGTCTTGATTTAAGAGAGCACCATCAACATAGATCTCAAACACATTCGGCTTGATACCGCGAATAATCTTGTATGCAACTTTGCCAATCTTAAATTCGATTTCTACAGTACAATCTTTTTCGTTGATTGAGTTTACTAATTGCGGCTTGTTGATATTGCGGAATGGTTTGCCGAACAATGCAAATGTGATTGCATCCAAGAATGTTGATTTACCTGCGCCATTCTCGCCGATGATGAGTGTAGTTGCATGTCCACCAAGATCAATCTCAGTGAATATGTTTCCAGTGGAAAGAAAGTTCTTGTATCGAACTTTAGAAAAGAATATCACACGATCTCCATGGACAACGCTTGACTATAAACATCACGCAGTACTGTTTTAATTCTATCTGATTCTACTGGCAATGTCAAGCCATCAACATACTTATTTAAGATTGTCATTGTATCTTCTGCTTGGTCAATATCAACTTCAACATTGTCAGTAATTTCCGAGAAGTCTTCAACAACTGCAACTTCTAGCGGAGCAACTTTTGTGATTGTATCAATCAATGTATCAAACAAGAAAGAGTTATTTCTTTTTTCAACAACAATCTTCAAGAATTTGCCATTCAAATACGAATAATCTGTGTTGACAATATCATTATAGTACATCTCATCATCATTGTACTTGATCTTATAAAACATCTTATCAGGATTTTGAACGAATGTTAACTCGCGAGTTTCAGTATCAAGAATATGGAAACCGCGATCATCATTGTAATCACTCCAAGTCATCTCACCTGGAGTGCCAACATAAACAATACTGCCATTGTTACTCTTATGATGAAAATGTCCAGACAGAACAAGATCATATTTGTTCAATACACTTGGATCCATTCCATCATGGCAGATATTACCACGATCCATTTCAAACCCAGCAAGTTCAAAATGACCAAAGCATACATGCTTATCGCTACGCTTGATAAAGTCGGCAATTTCTAACTCATTATCTTTGCAAATCCAAGGAATGATGTCAATGTCCATCCATTCGGTTGGCTTGTCATAAAGAATCACATGATCTTTATAATCGCGCAAAAGTAGATCTGGCGAGTTTACTTCAAGAGTGTTCTTAAAGAAAATATCATGATTGCCAAGTAGAGTATGGCATTGAATATTATGTTTGACTAACTGATCAAAAAAATAACGACGGCAAAGAGCAAGAGACTGAAAAGAGATATACTTCCGACGATCAAATAAGTCACCCAACTGAAAGATGGTGGTAATTCCATTTTGCGCCAAATAAGGAAAGAATGTTTTTGTATAGAACTCACGATAATGATTATGAAAGGCAATGCTATCGCCTCTCATACCAAAGTGAGTATCACCCAGGATTGCTATCTTCATCTACGAATTTCTCCAAACCTGCTCGTTTTGCTTTCTTGGCTTTGCGAGCATTTTCATAATTGCTGATGAATTCAGAAATATTTTCGTACAACTCAAACTGTCTGAATGTTCCATCTTCGTTTTCGTTCAACTCAAACTCATCAAGAATACCAGCAGTCTCAGTCGACTTGTATTTAACATACAACTGTTTCTTTTCTTTCTGAATTCTTCTCAAGAATGCATAATAAGTTATTTGAGTAAAATAGGCAAATGGATTGCTTGATTTACTGGGGTCAAAATTGTCTACATACATCACGCAGTTTTCAATTGCATCCGCAACCATTTCGTCGCGAAAGGTATATGAGAGAAAGTTTGGTTTGTGTGAAAGATTCTCAGCAATCATCATGAAGCATTTAGCAACATATGTTGGAATTTGCGGTTTAGGTTGACCAAGTCGTTTTGCCTTTCTGATGGCAGTCCTATACTTGATCATTTCCTTGAGGAAATCTTTGTTATTGATATAATGATTCTTTGCCATAAATTAGTGTACTGGTTTGTCCTTTTTGTTTGCCATTGCTTCTAGAATTGAGACTACTTTCTGAGTTTTTTCTGCGATTTCTTCACTTGTTATAGTGCTTGCTGGTGGCTTAATCTTCGCATTGTTGTTATAGAAAAAGTCACTGACATAGTCATACTGTTCGTAAAATTCTTTTCGTACTGGAGTAATAAACATTACATCATCTAAATTAATATCAATCTCTTTAATCTCTATGACTGACTGTGGTAGATATTCTTGCAAAGAAAGTATTTGTCTACCCTCATCAAATAATGTTTCAATATCAATTCTCAGTGGTCGCTCAATTGTTATATACTCTGTTCCATAAGTAACATATCCAACAATGTCATCAAGAGTGTTTTTCATGCGAACGAACTTTAATTCTGCTTGTTCTACATTCTTTTTTCTAGGCATTAGTTTATCCTTACATTGTTAGATGTGAACGGAAATTTTTCTTCACTGTAGATCTTTACTCGTTCCTCATAGTGCTTCAGTGTGAAGTTTGTATAAGGACCGTATCTTAAATCATCAGCGATATCATAAAGTGTTGCTGCATCTTTGTTCTCACCTAAACGCAACACGCGACCGATAGACTGTAGAGAACGAATCTTACTCTTTGTTGGAGAAGAGAACACAATATTATGTAGGTTACGGATATTTACACCTGTTGAGAATGTGCCATAACTCGCTACAATGATCGCATCATTTTCCTGTTCAGTGATATGTCTCACTGCTTCGCGATCTTCTGCTTCAACTCCACCATGAATAAAGAATACTTTGCGATTGCCACATTTCTCTTTAATCGACTCATACAATATCTTACCGTGTTTTTCGACATAAGTAAATAAAATTAAACTATTGCCTTTGAGATTAATCGCAAGATCACATATAAAGTTATTTCGCCCCTCGTGCTGAGTTAAAAAATTCATTTCATCAGGATATGAAAAACCTTTAACAGATTTGCATACAGTCTCTGGATATTTCAACACAATGCACTTGATACTAAAGTTTGCTAATTGCTTTCGTTCAATCAGTTCTTTTGTCGAGATAACTTTAAATGTTGGTCCAAACAAACCTTCAAGAACAAGTTTGTTTACTTTACTATCATCAAGTGTACCAGTTGTACCAATACGAACATCGCAGTTGATGAGTTTAGTCATGATGCTTGTCAATGACTTGGCTTTAAATGTATGCGCTTCGTCGCCAATAATAAAATCAAACTGAGTAAAGTATTTCTTTGGCATGTCGTAGATGCTTTGCCAAGTAGAGATAATCAAATCAGTATCTGGAATTTTACTTTCACCACCGAATATCTTTTGACAATACTTGTCTACATCCCAGCCATTGTTGCTGGAGTAGTTCTTAAAGTCA